TGCTGATGATTACACCACTATTGGTCAGGATCTCGTTGCTATGTGCGTCAATGACGTTATATGTTCTGGCGCTAAACCATTATATTTTCTAGATTATGTTTCTACTAAAACACTTGATGATAATGTCAGTGACATTGTGCGTGGAGTTGCTACTGGTTGTATGATGTCTGATATGGAACTCCTTGGCGGAGAAACGGCAGAGCATTACAGAGCAACTGATTATGATCTTGCTGGTTTCTGTACTGGTATTGTAGAGAAGAATGATGTTGTTGATGGCAGTAACATCAGAGCAGGTGATGTAGTCATTGGTATTGAGAGTAGTGGTCTTCATAGTAATGGATACACTCTTGTCAATGATATGCTGTGGAGAAATAAAATCTTCTATAAAGAGATGCCAGAACTATTGAGACCAACCACCATCTATGCTCGTCTCATTCAGCACCTGTTGGATGAAGTTCCTATCCTAGGCATGGCACACATCACAGGTGGAGGACTGCCTGAGAACCTCCCACGATGCCTTTCAGCAGGTCTTACAGTTGACGTTGACTATGATGCTTGGGAACGACCAGAAATCTTCAATAAACTTCAGAAGGCAGGGGACATTACTGAAGATGAGATGCGTAATGTATTCAATCTTGGTATTGGATTCTGTTTAGTGGTGCCACCAGATGCAGTAGAGATGACTCAGACCTTAATTGCTGATACTCCATTTGGTATGCGGTCTTGGATTATTGGAGAAGTACGAGACCTTTACAACTAACAATAATGCTGTTAAACTTAAAGGAGTAGTCTATTTTACATGCTTGCTTCTAAAATTGCAGAGACAATGAACACTCTTGGGTGGGACAATAATGATGATATTGTTGTAGAGATTGGAGGAACTGTTGTTTCTGGTATTGATCAACCCGAGGGTTATAACAAAAAGTGGTCATCCCCACTTGGTCAGCGTAAGTATAATAAAGATGCTTTCATTGTGATTAAAAACAAATCACGGGATCCTTTTGAGTCTTCCCAACCTTTAGGAAGGGAGCACAAACCTCACCATGCTACACAGGTAAATAGTACCTCAAAGTAAACAAAACTATGACCTCACCTTCGTTCACAGTCTACTCTAAAAATGGATGTCCTTTCTGTACAAAAGTAATTGCTGCCCTTCAACTTGCTGAACTTACTTTTGTCGAATATAAACTTGATAGGGATTATAAGAAGGGCGAATTTTATGCTGAGTTTGGACCAGGTTCTACCTTTCCTCAGGTGTTATCAAATGGACAAAAACTTGGGGGATGTCAAGAAACTGTTAAATACCTGAAAGAAAATAAACTGGTCTGATGGATAACGTAGACTTATATGACATCGTAGAACACGCAATTGATCATGCTTTTCAAGGAAAATATGTGATAAACATGTACCAGTACTTGAAAAGTATTCAGGCTACCAAGAGAGACGCAACTGAGTTTATTGAAAGTTCCACTGCAAAGGAAATCAATCTCTTAATATTAGACTTAGATGAATATCTTGAAGGTGGTGCTGATGGAATGCATCAACAACTTCGTGAAGGATATGGGCATATAAGAAAACCAGAGGCACGAAAAATAAGAAAATATCTTTATGGTATACTTGAGGATGCATGGAAGTATGAACAAGAAAAAAGACCAGGACGAAAACGAAAGACCAATAAATAATCTTAACAGTGACCCACCTTTGAATCTCAATCGAGGTGTAGAGTTACTACTTAGAAACAAAAGGAGAAAACCAAACGCGCCCAAAACTTTTGAGATAAAGTTCGGAAGAGTTTTTCCTTTTTTTAAGAAAGAGATTAACTTATTTTTAGACTTTAGTTTAGATGTTAAAACAAAAGAATCTCTAAAAGGGGAGGATTAAAATGTTAGCAGTAACTTTAACGCTATCAACTATAATTTCTGTGATTTTTCTTTTAGTAGGAGGAGTAATCGGATACCTACTAAAAGAATATGTGATCGAAAGAAACTCAACTTTCATACCTACCCATCCTGAAATGTTCGATGAACACGGTCAAATTTTACCAGATGATATTCTTGCTGTAAGATTTGAAAACACCCTTGAAGATTATTCTGAAGGGGAAGAATAAATAACCTAACCTGATTTGAAATACTATGCCTAAGTCACCACTTCCACCTAATCCTTTCATGCATGAGATCCTTGATCATGTTAGTAAGCAGAGAACGGTAACTAAAAAAGTTGAAATATTGAAAGAGTTTGCAAATGCTGCACTCAAATCTCTTCTTATTTGGAACTTTGATGATACTGTAGTCTCTCTTCTACCTGAAGGAGATGTGCCATATGAGAAGAATGATGTTCCTATCGGTACAGACCANACCTCTTTGAGAAAAGAGTATAGGAATCTCTACCACTTTGTACAAGGAGGTAATCCAAACCTCTCCAAGACTCGTAGAGAATCTATGTTCATTCAGATTCTTGAAGGTCTTCATCCTGCAGAAGCAGATTTGCTTTGTCTTGTAAAGGATAAAGGACTTCAATCTAAGTACAAACTTACAAAAGGTGCTGTTGAAACTGCATTCCCTGACATCCAATGGGGAGGTAGGTCTTGAAGATTTATGAGACTAACTGCGACCCAACTTTAGCAGAAGATAAGTTGCTACCTAACAATGCTTTTCTTGTTAAGTATAGTGATAAAGAAGAAATCAAATATGATATTGTAATCTGCTCAAAAAAAGTATCTATCTTTGATCATTACTATGATCAGTATAAGAAAGGACTGTTGGACATCACACAATCTGCTGGAACTGTAAGTCCAAAACTTTGGACTGATCCTAAGCAACCACAACCACAAACTAAATCGAGCAAAAAGAAATGAGTAGTGGATTTGATGTAGACTTTGATATGTCTTCTGATGAGATTAGTGTTCTTATGAAAAAGTATAAGAAGATTAAAAAATATCAGAAGTCTAATCTGTTTACTATTAAGACTATCAATGGTACAGAAAATTATGTTTCTAAAATGATTGAAGAAGCAAAGGAAGAGGGATTTTAACTCTCCCCTTGACTAAATAATGTATGAGGTCTATAATAGACCTGTCGTTCATCCCACTCTAGGGTGGGACGCAAGTAAGTCGCGGAACGGAGCCGTTCATCCCATGCTAGAACTATTTTTCTATACATCACTCACCTGCCAACAAGCTGATACAATCATGCTGAGAATGGAAGCAAATGAGAATATCTCTAATGTTTTCAAAGTAGAGTTGGTAGAGGTAGTAAAGGAATCTACACCTGAGTGTATCTGGGACGCACACGACTGAAGGAACGGGAAAAACGGATCCTGCTTATGCAGAGAAGGTTCAACTTTCACCCAACTTCAGGAGTAAACCAATGACTACAATCACTTATAGGGGACAGCAGTACGACAAAGAGGCATACAAAGCCGCTGTGTTGGAAGAGCAAACTCAAAAGCAAAACCACAATCTAATGTATCGTGGTATTAGAATTGAACGTAAGTTCGCATCTAAGAGTTGATATTTGCATTGTCCAATAAATGATGCTATTATGGGGACTACCCGACTAGTCCCCATTTTTTATGGAAAAGGATAAACTTAAACTTATCGTCAGAAATTTGAGACTTCTAGTTGATGCTTTGGAGTCTGAAGTTTATTCTGATGTTGAGTCTTACAAATATGATACTAAATATCAAGCACCTATCCTCGATTATGATGAAGCATATGATGATGATGGATATCCAGATTAAATTCATTACGCAAACAAATTAAGAAAGATGAATAATGTAAAACTTGTATCAGTAACACCTGATGCTGAAAAACATATTGCTTACTGTGCCAGAGTTAGTAACCCATCCAATCAAGGTAATGATTCTTTTGAAGGATTACTTAAGTACTGTATTAAACATAAGCACTGGAGTATCTTTGAACAGTCATTTATGACGCTTGAAATTGAAACTTCTAGAGCAATCGCAGCTCAAGTGCTGCGTCATCGCTCATTTACTTTTCAAGAATTTTCACAACGCTATGCAGATTCATCTTTGCTAAGTGATAAGATCGAACTGCCTGAACTGCGTCGTCAGGATATAAAGAATCGTCAGAATTCTACTGATGATCTTGATCCATTTGTTCAACAGAATCTTGAGTTGCAGATGCAGACTTTGTTTGATTCTTCCATGGCATTGTATCAACAGATGCTAGAACGTGGTGTGGCAAAGGAGTGTGCTAGAATGGTGCTTCCCCTTGCTGTAGGGACTAGACTCTACATGAGTGGATCACTTCGTTCTTGGATGCATTATATTGATTTGAGAGCCTCTAATGGTACTCAGAAAGAACATATGATTATTGCGGAAGGTTGTAAGACAGTCTTCTGTGAGCAGTTTCCAATCATTGGTGCTGCTCTAGAATGGGTCTAAATACTACACTGAAGAGGTGACTATGCCGTCATATCCTGTTGTTAACAGCGAAACTGGTGAACAAAAAGAAGTGAAGATGAGCATTCATGACTGGGATCAGTGGAGAGAGGACAATCCAAATTGGTCTCGTGACTATTCTGATCCTTCCACATTCCCTGGAGTTGGAGAGGTTGGTGAAATTTATGATAAACTGAAAAAATCACATCCCGGATGGAATGATGTTCTTCGTAAAGCATCTAAAGCTCCTGGATCTATAGTAAAACCTATTTGATTGTTATGCCTGTCAGAAAAAAGAAAGACAACCCGGTTCCATTTGGTACGAGCAATCGTACAATGAAAAGAAAGAAACCAATCAATCTAGATTACACCAGAAAGATTGAACCACTTACTGAGAATCAGGAAAAGTTTTTTGAAGAGTATAAGAAAGATCAGAACCTTGTAGCATATGGATGTGCAGGAACAGGTAAGACCTTTATTACCCTCTACAATGCTATCCTAGATGTATTGAACCCTAGTACACCCTACGATAAAATCTACATCGTCAGGTCGCTTGTGCCTACCAGAGAGATTGGTTTTCTTCCTGGTGATCATGAAGATAAGTCCTCTCTTTACCAGATTCCATATAAGAATATGGTAAAGTATATGTTTGAGATGCCTGATGACAATGCGTTTGAAATGCTTTATGCTAACCTCAAGGCACAAGGCACAATCAGTTTCTGGAGTACATCCTTTATTCGTGGAACTACTCTTGATAATGTTATTGTTATTGTTGACGAGTTCCAGAATCTAAACTTCCATGAACTAGACTCTATGATCACCCGTGTTGGTGAGAATAGTAAGATTATGTTCTGTGGTGATGCAACTCAAACTGATTTGATTAAAACAGCAGAGAAAAATGGTATCGTAGATTTCATTCGTATTCTTAAGAACATGCCTTCATTTAGTATGGTAGAGTTTGAAGCAGAAGATATCTGTAGAAGTGGACTCGTCAAAGAGTATATTATTGCTAAACTTGAACTAGGTATGTAATGTTTAATCATGTTGAAATTGATTACCCATCTCTCAGTAGACAGATGGTTGATGGAGTTAGGTATTATGACACCCCCGATGGACAAAAGTTAGTATCAATCACGTCCATTATTAGTCATTACAATCGAGAAATCTTCATTAACTGGAGAAAGAAAGTTGGTAATGATGAAGCAAATAAGATAACCAAGCAAGCAACTAGCAGGGGCACTGATATGCATACCCTTGCCGAATACTATCTTCGCAATAAAAATCTTCCGACAGTACAACCACTGTCTGAGTTTCTTTTTAAGCAAGCAAAAGGAGAGATTGATAAAATCGATAACATTCATGCTATCGAACAGTCTTTGTTTAGTTATGAACTAGGTGTTGCTGGCAGTGTAGATTGTATTGCTGAATATGACGGTGAACTTGCGGTCATTGACTTTAAAACATCAAAGAAACCCAAACCTAGAGGATGGGTTGACCATCATTTTGTACAATGTGCAGCATATGCTTGCATGTTATACGAGATGACTGGTATAATGGTAAAGAAGTTTGTCATTATCATGTCGTGTGAAAATGGTGAGATCACAATTTATGAAGAATATGACAAGAAAAAGTACATCCAACTTCTCTCCAAATATATTAGAGAGTTTGTTGAATTTAAACTCCAGGAATATGGTAAGTCCTGACAACAAAGAAATCGAAAATCTAATAGAGACAAAGTTCTATTGCTCTAGAAGGTTTGCTGAAGAGATTGAATCTATTGCTCATACTAATAAAGGTATGAAGTATATTGATGCGATTGTATTCTTTTGCGAGAAGAACAATCTTGATGTAGAATCTATTCCCAAACTTATATCTAAGCCACTGAAGGAAAAACTGAAGTGTGAAGCAATT